CGGACATCTTTTTGATTTCGGCGGAGCCAGTGTTCAGGAACGGGATCAGTTCAGCGCCGGATTTTCCGAATAACGCCATTGCGAGCGCCGTCTTGTTCGCATCGTCCGTAAAGGTGGCGAACTTATCTGCAACCTTTCCTAGAATCTCCTCTGGTTTGAGGCTTTGCAGATCCTTGATGCTGATCCCTATTGCGAGGAACGCGGCCTGCTGTTCCTTGCTGCCGCCTGCCGCAGCGGAAATGGCCTTGTCGAACTTGGCAAGGCCACCGCCGAGGGCGTCAAGCCCTACATCAGCCAATTGCGCGGCATACATCAGACCCTATAGCGACTCAACGCCAATGCCGACTTTCTAGGCCATCTTGTTGAGCTTGTCGCCAGTCTCGATGGCTTGCTTTGTCACCTCGCCCAAGCCGGCGGCGATCGCCCCCAGCCCGAGCTAGGACGGACTCAGCCCAGTAAGCGATTTGATGGCCTCAAGGATGCCCTCCTTACCGCCTTCGCCGGCCTCGACGAGCGAATCCTTGATCTCTTTCGCTGCTTTCTGCGCCTCTTTCGAGGCACGTTGAATATCGGTCACAAACGTACCGACCAAGGCTTTGAGATCGACGGTAATAGTTGCCATTAGCGTACCTGGTTATGCTGTCCAAACTCGGATAGCAGGGTGGAGAGCGATGCTTCCTCTTGGACATCCTCACCGCCCCAAACGTGGCGGAAGAGCATGAATTCGGATATCTGATGCAGAGGATCGCCAGTTTTGCGATGTGTGTTTGCGTACATTGCCTGCAACGAGGCAATCGCGGCTTCTAAGCGGTCATCCGGGGCCGGTTCCTTGCTGAGATATTCAGCGAACAAGTCAACATCTCTCGCAGGCCACTAGCGTATTTCATCCAGTGACTTGCGAAAGATGAAAGCGAGCTTGCAGAGAAACCGAAGCTGCGGATTACCGCTTAGCCGTTTTTTTCCTCGTCGTCCTCTTTATGGACCTCAGAGGCAAGTTTCACGAGCGCCCGCACTTTGGCATCCGACTCATTCTGCAAATCCGTCAGCGAGCGATAGATCTGGACGCCACCAGCGTCAACTAACGTCATCTGCACAAGCTTCTGGTTGCGCTCGAAGGCTTCGCCAAGGTCAATTTCCATGGTCGCCTTGTCGTCACCAGCGTGCGTCTAGATGCGCTGACCGCGCAGAAGCTGCAGACGCTGACCGGCCGTCAGCTCCTTGAAATAAACCGTTTCTTCCTTGCCCTTGTACTTCAAAACCTTTTCAATCACGTTCATAAAATACCTCGTGAATGGGTCGGGACACGCGGCGTGCGCCACGGCGAACGACGTAGAGGTCGCGCGCCCGATTCCAAGTTGCCGTTAGGAATTAAGCCGTTTTGTCGAGATTGTCGATTGCTTTCTGAGTGCCGTCATTGATGCCTTGCACAATGGCATCTATGACGGTTTGCTTCGCGGATTCGAACGCCTTACGCATCGGAGCTTTGGCTTCCATATGCTCATCGCCGTGCTCCAAGATTCCGGCGATCATGTTCGTGCTGTCGCCGTCCGGATACTGTCCAGCTTTGACGCGCACGCGCACCATCTCATCCGCCCCATACTTCTTCGGATTACTGACGCGCTTCGCGCCGATGGATTTCTTATAGAGACCGGTATCGACGTAGGAGCCCGCCTTGTTCGGCTAATCCACCATTCGCTGAACTTCTTCCTGCCATGCCTTGCGCATGACAGTACCGCCCTTGCGTAGCCCGGACAGAACCACACCACCGCGACTGGAAACCAGTTCCGGAGGGAGTGACTTGAGCAGATCAAGCACTCCCTCCAGCCCCCGTATTTCTACGGTATCGGCCATCAGGTTTTGGCCAGGAAGTCCGGGAAGTCCGCGACCTGGATGGAAACCTGAGACTGCACAGCCTGATTGACCTGGAAGTCAAACGGACAATCGCGCACATAACCGTCAAACGTAATCCATGAACGGGTTGACGGAAATACGAAATTGCCTGCCGTGTTCGCGGTCGGTGCGGCCGTGCCATCAGCCCAGCCCACGGCGAAATGGGTCGTATCGCCAGACTTATAGATTTCGAACAGGCGTTTATGGCTCGCCTATGAAGGGTCGAAATCGAGCGTGAGTGATGCCTGCCCAGGGGTCGGAAGACCCGGAAGATACGTGCGCGATGTTGCACCCAGACAAGTCGTTTCGATCTGATCGCGTTGTGCGCCACCAGGGTTCAAGGTCTTGACGCAATACAATTCGACAACCGAATGGTCGTACGGATCAACGAAATAGAACTAGGTGCCTTTAGTAAGAACTGCCATTTTGTTACCTCATCATGATGATAGAAAAATCCGCGTTGCTGCGGAGCTAACCGGAGAGCGCTCCCCGGATTCGTTAGCGCGGCTTGTGCCAACTCACATCAAAGCCGTACCGATAGTTCAGAGTGTCTGGGCTGCGGGACTCCCCGCGCCAGTCCGTTATGTATGCTTTACCCTCAAAGGCGTCTCGCAGGGCTTGTGCGACCGACCGTGCGCTGGCCGCCGTATCCGCATACACGTCAACCTGCACAATCCAGTTGTCCATGTCCGGAAGTGTGCCTAGATAGTTTTCTGGCGAACCGGCGACGGTCTACCAAACCGCGTAGGGTTTGGTGGCGTTCTAAGGCGCTTCGCCGAACAGATATAGCCGCGTTGGATTCACGCCAAGCAGGGCAGTGACGGCGGGCGAGGCTGCGGCGGTCGGGAAGACGGGAGGGAACATGTCAGAGCCCATACAATTCGGCGTCGTCGCCGAGCCAATCGCGAATATTTGTCTGGACACCGTAGTCCATGCGATGACCGCAACCGATCCCGCCGCGACCCGGCAGCCCCTTGATGCCGACGACGAGATTTGAACGAGTCAGCGACTTGTGACCGTGATAATTTCGCCAGAAATCCATGTCGATATAGGTCTGGCGCCGCTGCACGGCCCCGCGGAACGCTTCAAGCGCAGGGCCCTTCATCGCGGTGCTGCAAAGGCTCGCGTGCTGGGCGTTGCTTAGCTACATGCCCAAGCCTGATTTGACGTTGTAGTATCGAGCATGAGATTCGCCGACGAGGTCGGCGAAACCCAGCCATGCCGCGACTGCAGAGAGATAGGCGCGATCGTAAGCATCGTCATCTTCGATAATGACGACGCGCTCATTCGATCCAATTACCTCAAGCCCTGCCGTGAGGTTCGCGGCTTGGGTGTTCTAGCCATGGCGCCAATAAGGTTGTCGTCTCAGTACATCCAATGTCCAGCCATTGCGGCTGAAGGTTATGTGCTATTCGTTCGGCCCATCGTCAACGATGACCCAACGCACTGCGCCATCATAGTCCTAGCGGTACATCAATTTTTCGCAGATCGCCCAAGCTTCTGGACGAGCGCCGGTAGCGGTCAATAACGTCAAGCTCATGCGCGAGCCACCGCGAAAACGTGCATCGGAATGCGGCGATGGTTGATCGCCCCCTCGCCATGATCATCTAGCATCACCTCAATATCTCCTTCATTCGCCGTTTCGATGTCCGTAAAACCCGCCTCTGCTAGCAGCAACTCCAAACCGGTGCGTGTATATCGGTAATAGTCGTCCGGGAACCCGTGGATAGGGAAAGCAGTTAGCGTCGTCGTAACCAGCCACCCGCCTGGCTGCATTACCTATCGTAGTCGTGGAAGCGCGATCCAAGGGCGCGCGACGTGCTCCAAAACCTCGCTGCACAATACGCCAGAGAACCGACCCTTCCAGTCCTTCGGCAGTTCGTGAAGATCGGCAACCACATCTACGCCGTCGCCGGGCTGCATATCCATGCCGAGCCATTTGCCCTATGCCAGGTCGCGATTCACACACCACCAAGCAGTAGGAACGTGTAATCGACTGCCGATTTCGAGAACATCATCGCCCAGTTTGTCTGCATGTCTCTCGATCCATCCGCGAACGCGGCCACGAACCGTGTTGCGGGGGATGCCGTTTGCCGTCTTCAAAGCTGAAACCTCAATTCGGACTTCGGAAAGCACGTCAAAGCGCTATTCGGCGTGCAATTGATGATCGGCAAGGGCGATTGATACGCGTCAAACTGGCGGCGGAAGACAGCGAAGCGATGCGAGGGGGTATTTTCCAGTGGTGCTGGATGAGGCCCGAAGAAATGCGAGCCCTTCATATCGAAGCCCAGCAGGAGGATTCGGTCTGGCCCGAGCAATTCTGCAACCCGCAATCCGAGTAGTCCGGAATTGCTTCCTGCGGGCATATCCACCACTTTCTAAACTCCGGGCCATTCTGCCGTAATGCCATATTTCGGCCCCGCGAAATCTGGGTTGTGCAGGCGCCACCAATCCGTGTCTGCACTCACCAGCGCGTCGGCCCAAGGTGCGAGCCGAATTGCGTCGCTTATCGCCACGACCTTGCACCTACCCCGCAACTGGTCGCATTGTTCTAGCGTCAAACTGGGGCCGGTTGCCAGCACCGCAACAATCATGCGCCGCCCTTATTCACGCCAGCGGAGCAGGGGAGAGTTAGATATTCCAAGCCGCTTACTGGATCGGCCTAAATGCCATGGATGTTGTAGGCAGTTGACCCGTGCAGGACGCGCCAGGTGGCATCGACATTGGGAATCCGGCGAATTGTGATGCGCGTTGTAATCTCGGACTGCATGGATTGAGACTGGAGGAATTCGCGCACGCTCAGCGGTTCGACGGCGGCCCAAACCGTTGCCTGCGTCTGCCACGTCACCGTGACCTCGCCCGAATCGGAATCCTGCGCCTGAGACTGCTTCTGCAGCTATACGCGGTGACGGAGTTTGCCGGCGTCGATTGGCATCAGCTCAACGCCGGATCGCGTAGCGGGTACAGTAGAGAAACAGCAGCGCGGTTCAAATAAGCATAGCCGTGCGGCGCATCCACCATATTCTCTGGCTGTCCCTCGCGATTCTTGTACAGTTCCGCGACGATGATCAACGTTGCGATCTGCACGTTTGCTGGCACGCCAACGGGAGCGCCAGACGAGTTCACGGGCACATTGCCGGATGAATCGATGAACGTTGCTTTCGCACCGAGATAGCTAATCACCGCTTCGCTGGCCGCGTCGATTTTCAACGCAAGGTCGGAATCATCATCCGTCGTATCGCGGCGAACATGGTCGCTTGCCTACTGCAATGTCACCAGTCGGCGGCTCATAGCCTCACCGTATCCTTGCCATCACGGCCCTTCTTCACAGCCAATACCCAAGCATCTGACGTTCCGGGTTTGTCGCCGGTCTCGCGCTTCGCGCACCAGCAACTGCCGCCAAACGTCACCATGCAGTTTTCAGGATAAATTTCGCCATCCTTGAATACACCGAGGTATTCGAAGCTCTTCCCGTCGGCGCCTGGTTCGCCCTTGTCACCGTTCTTGCCATCGAGCGGTTTAGGCATGGACTCAATTGCCTTAGCCATCGCCTCATGGAATCGGCGCTCGTAGTCTGCGAGTCTTTTCGCATAGTCCGCCTCAACATGCGTCAAGACAATAGCGGCCACTTCATCCGCGGGCGTTGCATACTTAGAGCTCAACGATTCAAGTGCCTTAATACGGTCGGCTAAGGGCTAGATGGCACGGGCAATATAGTCCTGAATCTCTCCAACGAATTTCGCGACATCAAGCATGGATTAGGCTCTCCGGGGTACGCTTCCACAAGGCCGAAAGCGCGCTATCGGTCTGATCGATTGCCGATTTTCCTGCAGCTCCTTGGGTTGGATCGGATTCTTGCGGTGGCCCGCCGGTTGATGGATCTGGATTCGCGGTCGGGCGGTCAATCACAAATGGATTTGGCAGGGAGTCACGCTTCGCCAATGCTTCCAGGCTGAAGTTCTGCTGCTGCATGTATACCGTGTCGCCACCGGTCACGCCGCTACGATCCAGCTCGGCGCGAGCCTCGTTGACTGTTAGAATTGAGCCCTTCACTGCTTCGCCAAGCGTTCTCACCTGAGTCGCAGTATCCATACGCAGCAATCCGCGCAAATCAAGGTCAACGCCGAGTTGCGCGCTGCGGCCATTGATCGTCACCGATTCGCCTATCCCAAGCCCTTCATCCTGACAAAGCTCGTATTCCTCGATGAGGGATTGCAGGCAATCCGAATAATAGATCTGATTCAGCATCTCTCCGTTTTGGTAGGTGGGCATCTGGCCCATGCCCACCTTGAAGGCCGGAACGTGGAACGCCGCGCAAACCATCTCAGCCGTCATTTTCAGTTGCTCGATCAACTGCGCATCCGCGCTGGTCATCACCATTGGCTCATACTTCAAGCCATCGCCTAGCACGGCGATCTTGCCCGAGTTCGCACCAGAGAATTTCGTTTCCCAGGCGTCTTTCAGTCGGTCGGCAGTTTCTTGGCCGATCGCGCCAGGCGCAGTGAGCACGCCGGATGGACGAGCGCCGTTGGCAAAGAAGTTCCTACTCGAATTCTGGATTGCCAGCCCTTGTGCGGCAGGCACGCCGGCTGCATAGAGTGGAGAAATGCCAACAAGAGGGTGAAATAGACAGTTCATCCGGTCGTGGATGATCTCTGACGCCGGAACGATCAACTCGTCCTAGACGCCGCTCAGATTATCGGTATGGAGCTGGTAGAAGACCTCACCATTTGGCGCCACAAGAGGCAGCACGCGGCGAGGATCAAGAATGTACTATTCGACAACGACGCCGCGAGCGTCACGCTCTAGCAGCGCGT